AGAGGTTATCAAGACCATGAAGTACTACGGAGGTATGCTTGAAGCTGCTAAAATCTTGAATACTAATGATGGAAATCCTTTCCACATGGCAACAAGAGATTCTACGGCTATGAAAGCGGTTCTTATCGCAGAAGCTACGGCTGCTTCTACTGCTGCCCTTGTTTATGGTAGAAAGACTTTGGATGCGTTCAAATATACTACTAACGTGTTTACTGTATCAAACGAGTTGATTCAAGACTCAATCGTTAGTGCGGAGCAAGAGATAATCGAGGTTTCAGGTGAAATGTTCGGTAGAGGATTCAATGAAGCGTTTACAACTGCTGACGGTAGTTCTAAGCCATTGGGTATGATTGCTGGACTTGCTGCTTTGGCTTCAAGTGCTGGTATCGGTAAAACGGGTTCAAGCACAACTGCTATCACTTATGCTGATTTGGTTGACTTGAAGCACTCTGTAAACAAAGCATATAGAGCAAACGCAAAATGGATGTTCAATGACTTGACAGAAGCAGCTATCCGTAAATTGGTAGACTCACAAGGTCAGCCGATATGGACAATGGGTAATATCCAAAACGAGTCTCCTGACACTATCTTGGGTAAACCATATATCATCAATGATGACATGGCTTCTTTGGGTGCTGCTGCTACTCCAATTGCTTTTGGTGACTTCAAAAAGGCTTACACTATCCGTATGGTAAAAGGTGTTGGTTTGAGAAGATTGACCGAACTATATGCTACCTCTGACGAAGTGGGCTTTGTTTCATTTATGAGAGCAGATGGCGACTTGATGGATACTAAGGCTGCCAAATTGTTCAAAAACGCTGCATCATAATGGAAGTACGTTTTAAGGCTACATTCGCTGGCTTAGTAGAGGTTTATCAAGCAGGGCAAGTCTACGATGTGGATAAAGCCTTTGCTGAAAGACTCTTAAACGCAGGCGAAGCAGAGTTAGTCGAGAAGAAAAAGGAAACTAATACAGCTACCAAAAAGGTATGAAAGTAGAAGTTATAGAATGGACTGGAATGAGAGTTGGGCAGGTCTTAGATTTGCCCAACGACTTATCCACGTTGTTAATAGAACAAGGTAAGGTAAAATCAGTAGAAGATGTCAAAGTTAGTAAAAGAAGTAGGAACAAGAGCGGAGATATTGACCTTGGCACAAGCGAAAGCTTGGTTGAGGGTGACGAGAACGCATGAAGATACTTTAATACAATCACTACTTGATGCTTCGATAAAATGGGCTGACGGTGCTTGTAAGAGAATATTTGCAGAACAAGACTATCAATTTTACACCGACTGTTTTAGTAACATAGAACTACCTAACGCACCGATAGAAGCAATAACGTCAATCTCGTATTTAGCCTATGGTGAGACTACATATACGGTGATTGCAGATACAAAATACTTATTAAATAATAGTGCCATTGAGCCTACGGTAGAGTGGATAGATTCAACTTATACTCTTCCTACGTTAGCAAAAAGGCACGATGCTATAAAGGTGATATATACTGGAGGTTATACCTCTTCTACATTACCAGAACCCGTACAGACTGCTATCCTAATGAAGTTAAATTCATTATATGACGTAAGAGCAGAAGAAAATAAAAGGTGGTTAACATCGGCAGAATACCTATTGATGCCATATCGTATTTACAACGTATGAAGCAAGGTGGAAGCATAGATACACTTTTGGAGTTTTATTCTCCAAGCGAAACGGCAGATGAAACAGGGCAAGTTTTCAAGACCTATACAAAGGTTTTTGAAGATTGGGCTGAACGAATAGACCTAAAGACTATAAAAGACTCTGAAAGGGTAATGAATAGTTCTCATAAGGTTAGCTATGGAATTACACAATTTAGATTAAGGCATAGAGACGATATAAGGGCTATTATGCGAATAAAAGAAGATGACATTTGGTTTGACATTGTTGGACAACCATTGGTAGAAGGAAGAAAGCATTGGGTACTTGTAAATTGCGAACAAAGAGATGATATTTAGCATTGAACATGATTTTGACGACTTATTCAGAAGAATGAATGATGCTAAGATATTCAATGAAAACACGTTTGTAAGCATACTAAAAAAAGCAGCTAAACCATTACAAATAGAATTAGAAAGAACGACACCTGATTCATTAAAGAACTTTGCACAAGGAGATAATCCTAATTACTCTAAGTCGGCAGAAGCATCAAGAGCGAAATATGGTGAATTGGCTAAGTCGATAGGAATGTATAAGTCAAGGACGCTAAAAGGCATTGGAGAACATGGAATCAACATCGGATACCTAAGGTCTAAACAAGATAAAGCGTTTGTTGCACATTTCTTGAATTATGGTTGGAGAAACGCAAAGTCAGGCAGGGTTATAGAGCCAGCTTACAAAGGGTGGATGCAGAGGGCAGAACAATTAACATACCCTTCGATGAAAGCAATATTCGACAAAGAGACAGAGAAGGTATTCGAAGAAAATATACAAAAGAAATGGGCTAAGGCTCAAAAAAGAAAGGTAAAATGATTGAATACGATATAATAGCGGCAGTAAAGGCAGATTCAACGCTGAATACGCTTATTGGTGGCAGAATATATCCCAATCAGATAAAGCAAGGTAATACTTACCCTATGGTGGCTTTGCTTATGAACGAAAAAGAGCCTATGAGTGGGCAACTTGGAATATGTGCAAGAGCGTTTGATGCCTTGTTTGCAGTAAGTTCCACAAGTAGAAAAGAGTGCTTAGTTATTGGAGAAAGGTTAATTGCTTTATTTAACAAGAACGCAGGCGTGATGGGAGATAGCAATGTGCTTGTTTTTAAATACGTGGGAACGGGTTTAGACGCTTTACAAAACGACACCATGCTCTATTACATAGGATATGAATTTGAAATTTTAACAAATATAAATTAATAAGATAATGGCAATGACTAACAGAATTTTAGGAACAAACGTCTATGTTTTTGACGGTTCTACATTGATAGCTTGTGCTAAAAGTATCTCTATTAACTCTACAAGAAAAGAACTTGATGTTACTTGTAGTGGAAGTGGAGACATCGAGCAAGCATTGGTAGGAAAGCAAAAGGTGACATGGGATATTGATATACTTGATAGACAACCAGTTACATCGGCAGAAGATACCGCAAACATCTCTACTTGGGATTTTATGACTAAGTACGAAGGTAAGACGGAATTGACTATCTCTTTGAAAGACGATGGTACTCTGACGGCAGGAGAAGAGACTTATACTGGTGTAGGATATATCACAAGTATCAAGATTAGTGCGGTAAACGATTCGGCTGAATCTTTCACTTGCTCTGGCTTTTTCAACTCATTCTCTAAGACAAGAGTAGACCCATCAGTATAATATGATACCACAAAATCAGAATTACATGGAAGTAAACCTTGGGGGTCAGCTACGCAAAGTAAAGATGGGTATGGCAACATATCAAAAAGTCGCTACTTGGTTGTTAGAAGACCCACAAGGTATCTTTAACCCCGTAACAAGACCTTTAAAGGCAGTATTCTTCGGTTTACAACATAAAGACAATGCACTACCAAAAGACTTCGACGAAGAGACTTTAATGGATTGGATTGACGACATGGAGCAAGCCGAATGGGATGAATTAGAGGTATTTGCGGAGGAGTCTATGGGTTTTATGTTGGCGACAATAAATCAGAAAGCAGAAAGGATGGAGAGCCTGATGCAGACGATGGAGAAAAAATAGGGTTCAAGGCTATTCTTGAAAAAGCTGCTATCATGGGCTTTAATATTCAAAGTGACGAGTTTTGGGAGTTAAGACCCGACAACTTCATAATAATGAGTAAAGCCTATGATATACGACAACAACAAGAGTGGCTTCCTTTTAGACGCCTAATGTCAGTTATTGTCGCCTCACAAGGAGGAAAGATAGCGGAGGAAGAGTTTGTTAATTTGCCATTTTTTGATAAGCCAAGAAAGAAGCATACTCCGATAAAGTTATCACTAGAAGAAATAAAGGAAATCACAGAAAAGCACATTAGATTGGGCATAATAAAAGGGTAAGAATATGGCAACAATGCAGCTCAAAACTAACGAGCAAAACTTTGTCAACGGACTAAAGAAGGCTTCGGGTTCAGTTGGTGAACTTGCAGGAGTTATGAACGTAAAACTTGCCAATAGCTTTAAAAGTGCTGATTTTTATTCAAGAAACTTCGAAAAAGGTATAGGTCGATTAAGTTCGGCATTTAAAGAAGCAGGGCAAGGTATGACATTGGGTCTAACCTTGCCTTTGGGCTTTTTAGCCAAGTCGGCAAGTGACGCTTACGGAGAGTTTGATGCTTTGAGACGTGCCTTGGGTACAATGGAAAAAACAAGTGGTGGTCTTACTGATAGGCTAAAGGAACTTCGTGAGGTGGCTAAGATGCCAGGCATTGGCTTCCAAGAAGCGATACAAGGAGATGTAAGGTTAAGGTCAGTAGGAATAAGTGCTGCTTTAAGTGCTAAGATACTAAGAGAATTTGCTAACGCAGTCGCAATGACGGGTGGTGGTAAAGCACAACTAAACGAGATTACTGTTCAGCTTGGTCAGATGGCTGCAAAAGGCAAGGTTTTAGCCCAAGACCTTAGACCTATAATTGAAGCTGCCCCAGCGGTTGCTACGGCTTTAAAAAATATGTTTGGCACGGTTTCTTCGGAAGCTATTTCGGAGCAATTAGAAAAGACAGGCAAGAGTAGCACAGATATGATTACTATGCTACTCACTGAAATGGAGAAAGCCCCAAGGGTTACGGGTGGGTGGAAAAATTCATTAGAAAACTTAGGAGACACTTTATTTATAGCAAAGGCAGAGATATTTGAGGTTGCGGATAAGGTGTTTGATTTAAGTGGCAAATTGGCAAGCGTGACATCAACGGTTGAAGGGTTTGTTGAAGGGTTTAAAAACTTACCAGAGACGACACAAAAATTAGTTATAGGTCTTGTTGCGTTAGCAGCGATTCTGGGGCCTCTTGCCATAGGTATAGGCGTTATAACATCTGCTTTAACCTCATTGATTACGGTTGGAACATTAACTATCGGGATGGTTACGGGAATAGTAGCAGTAGTGGGGCTATTGGGTTATGCTTTTATGGAGTCGACGGCAAGAGCCAATGACATGAAAAAGGCTACTGAATCAGTAGAAAGTATCACAAGTAAAGCTGCTGCTTCTGTTGCAGTAGAAACTTCTAAAGTGATGTCATTAATTGATGTCCTTGTAGACCAAAAAAGTAGTGTAGAGGATATTGCTTCGGCAAAGAAGTCATTAATAGCGTTAGACCCAGCGTTTAAAAGTTCACTCAAAGGTGAAAGTATTGATTTTGACAACCTTGAACTTTCTGTAAAAAAATATGTAGAAAGATTACAAGACGCTGCCAAGGTTAAAGCATTACAAGCAAGGTTTGATGAAAATGAAGCTAAGAAGGCTAAATTAGTAGTTGACCCAACTGGCGGTAATATATTTGGGAAAATACTTCCAGGCTCTGTTGGGATGGGTCTTCGTAAAGAATTGTTGGAAGAAAATGTAAAGTTATTAAAAGACTATACAAAACAAAGTGATGAGATAGCCAAAGAAATAGCTAAAATAGACTTAAAGACAATTAAAAAAATAGAGGCTACGACACCACCTAAGACTTTTAGTGGTAATAAAGGAGAAAAAGGAAGTGAAGACAAGCCTAAATATGCCAACAAGATTGAAGCTTTAAAAGCTGTAATTAAGATAGAACACGACTTGTTAAAACAACAACAAGAAAATGACGAAAGGGCTGCTAAGGAATCAAAAGAGTTAGCCGATAAAACACACCAAGACAAGGTGAGAGATATGCTTACTCACGCTATGGAGTTGGCAGGAGTTAAGATAAAGACAAGAGAAGAATCCCTTACCGAAGATGTCTATAAAGAGTTAGGTATTGCTACGCCAGATGAAATAAAAGAGGCTTGGGATAAGAGAATAGCTGCTATGATGGATGGGCAGGCTAAGGAAGTTGAAAGAAGAAGGATAGCAAATGAAAAAACACTTTTTGATGGAGTAGCTTTTGCTGAAAGAATGAATGAACAAATGACTATGCTTCTTGCTGATTCGGGAGCTGACTTGGTAGAAAGTTTATTTAGTGGAGATGGTTTAAATAACGCTTTTAAAAACATATTAAATGCTTTTGGAAGTTTTGCTATACAAACAGGTAAAAGCCTTCTTCCAATGTTAAAATTATTGGATGCTTTAAAGAAAAAACCAGGTATTGGCACAGCAATAGGTTTAATAGCTGGCGGTGCGATAGTAAAAGGTTTAGCAAGTAGAATAAGTGTTCCAAAACTTGCACAAGGAGGTATGGCAACGAACCCTACCTTAGCAATGATAGGTGACAATAAAAGCGGAAAAGAAATGGTATTGCCATTTGAAAGAACAGGTGAATTTGCCAATATGATAGCATCAAAAATGGGTGGTGGTGGAGGTGACTTTATACACACGACAAGGATAAGTGGTAACGATTTATTAATTTTGACAGAACGAGCAAAACGAAGCAGATAAATGGCATTAAAGTATTACGCTTACTTCAATAGCACCGCTTGGGCTGGTGTAACATCGATAAGGTATAAACTTGAAATATACGATACAGCCTTTAGTGGAACAGCTACGGAGGTTTGTACGGGTGGTAATCCTTTTTCCGAAAAAGAACTTAATAACGAGGAAACGACTTATGGAGTAAAAGGTTGTCGTTTTGAAATAGAAATCGTATCCGAAACGGTTACAGTTGATGATTTTTACACCTTAGAGGGGATGTCTCATAGGGTAAAGCTTTATGAAGCACCACTTGTAGGTGATATGACCTTGGTGCGTGATGGCTACTTGCTTTCAGAGGACGTTCAAGAGGTTTACCAAGATGGCACAAAGGTAATACAATTAAGCGGCACAGATGGCTTAGAATTACTAAAGACTATACCATTTGAATTCTCGGCAGATAAGCCATATAGTGGCGTAATGACTGGTTTACTTTTGCTTGATAGGTGTATCACTCCTATGGGCTTAGACCTCAATGTAAATACGGCTTTTAACTACTACCAAAACGGGCAAAGCAAGGTTGATACTTTTGAGCCATTAGCTTTTTTTAATCTTCATGCCCCTTTATTCGAAGGGAAGAATTGTTATGACGTTTTAGAGATGTTCACTAAGACTTTGCGTTCTTGTATATTTCAAGAGGACGGAGAGTGGTGGTTTGTGCATACGCAGAACCCCGATGGTATGACCCAAAGTTATAGAAAGTGGGATAGTGATTTTAACTTTATTTCTTCTGATACCTTTGATGTAGCCAAGACGGTAGAGTTTGAGGGTGTTTTAGCCCCTTTTGATGGCAATAAGCTAAAGAAAAGAAGCTACAAGAAGTCTACGACGGAAGTTGACTTGCAAGGGTACTTAAATCAACTAAAAAATGCTGACTTTCAAAGTGGCTTAACTGATTGGGTAGATATTGGTGTTGACTCATACTCTTTTGGCGGTTTAGGTACAACAAAGCAACCTTATTATATACAGATTAACGGTTATCAGAATAAGACAATACTTGATTTTGCAAACATAAAGTCTATACATCAAACCGTTACTACCTTATATGATTCTTCATTAGGGGATAGTATATCGGGCAAATTAGACACTTCTATAAAAATATCAGGAAAGGTTTTAGGTGATGGCGTTAAGTTTGGCAATATTGGCGTTTATTTGCAAATAGCCACAAGTTCGGGGTTAGACACAAGTGTTAATTTATGTTTAAGTGATTCGGGAGAATGGGTTCATTTAGGCATGACACAAACTTTTGGACTTACGGGTGTAATAGATATTATCACTGGATTAAAATTCAATATCCTAAAAAACATAATATCAATACCTCTTACTGATAGTAATGGAGAGCAAATAGAAGAATGGAAAAACTTCGAAGTAGAGTCAGCCAATATATCAGAGATAGTACTAAATATGAACAAATCTATCGGGTTTGTTGATAATATCATTGGTGGTGCATTAGAACAATTCTATCAGATAGACTCTGACGACTTCACAAAAGTTGACCTATATGTTGTTTTATATGAAGGATACGATAATACCGCAGGTTCTTCTGACCCAAGAAACATAAGATATGGAGATTTAAATCTTGAAATAAAAGACAAATCAAGGTTAGTAGGATTAAAAAAAGACAAGTATTATAGTGAACAAAGTGGCTCTGCCCCAAATGAACTAAAAGTAGAGGCTTATTTTGGTGACTTCCAAGATGCTACACAAATTATATCTATTTTAGGAAGCGATGGTGAGACGCCTACAAACTTGTGGGAAGATGTAAATGGGAATAACGCAGGAGAAATACTTGGAGTCTTAAATAGAGAACTCCTAAGCCTTTATTATAAGCCTACAAGCCTTTATGATGGGAGCATATTGGGTAGAATCAGGAAGTATGATAAAATTACTTTAGCAGGCTACGCAAATGAATTAATAAATATAAATTGGAACTACGACTTTGGGCAAGGTACTGCCGAGGGTGTTCGTTATTTAATGACTTATTCGGAATATGGCACATTTACCAATACAAAGTTTGGTGTGTATTCTGACGATAAAGAATTAGTTTATGATGGACTATATCCTACTGGCATATACGAGAAAGACTTTGTTCCAATATTAAAGCCTGACCTTTTAGCACAAAACCTATTAGAGATAAGGGCAAGTTCATTATTTAGTGATGGATATGCTACTTTTAGTAAAATAAACCCTAATAGTGGTATTCAATGGTTTGATGAAGCTAATAATAAAACTGATTATTTTTTAACGACGGAGGATGGCTTTGTATTCAAATCCGAAACCAACCCATACGAGGTAATTTTAGACTTCACAGAATTAACGGCTAACACAAGATTAATAATACCACCTTTGAGTGGTGATTCAAGTTTAGTGACTACCGAAACAGGCTGGCTTTTAGACGGCAACGCCTTATCCGCCTCGAAAGGCTTAGGCACAACAACGGCACAAGATTGGACGCTGATACATAGTGGTAATACGGTTGCTACAATTGCGGATGGTAAGATTGGGATTGGAACGACAACTCTTTATTCATCTTTT